ATTAATTATTTCGACAAATATAATATTAAATATTAATATAACAATACACTGAATAAAAAAAATGCGGAATTTTTTACGTTCCGCACTTGAAATACTTGCAAAGTGTGGGCGACCGTGCTTCACAATCCTTTAACCATTGCAAGTTTATTACTTATTTGAGTCTAAATATTTACCGATTTTCTCTATTGTTGCCGTGCTAACGGTTTTACCTTTTAAAAACGTGTGGATGTTTGACTGATGCAATTTAGCATCTAAACAAAACTTATTTAGGCTTATTCCTTTTACTTGAATATACCGCCAAATTAACGTTCGTGTTACGTTATTTATGTTAGCTATTATCTTTTCTTCTTTCATGGCTTAAAAACTGTTTAAAAAGTCCGATAAATCGTTGCTTTGTGGCTTCGTGTTTTCTTCGTCTACGGGTTTAATTGACAAACTTAAATACCCTTTGCCCTGGTTCGTTTGTTTTTTCCATGCGCTAATATAAAATTCACGTCCTAAAATTGTTATTTTACCGTTCATGTCGGGGTGCGTTTCTTTCGTCTTTTTGTCGTTTGTAAATAACGCTCCGCTGTTGTCTCTTTTTTCCATTTTTATTTATTTAAAGTTTTACAAAATCTACTGATTCAGAATAATAACCATTACTACATCCAAACCAACGAATATCTACATATCCTTTTATAGTTGCTAATTTATAAAAAGTCCAAGTATAAGATTCGGGTTTACTTTCCCCAAACTCATTTTTAAAGTTCCATTCATAGTCGGGGTTTTTTCCTTCTTCTAACTTAAAAGATTCTTCAAAGTTTTTTATAAAATCATTATTATTTACTTCTTCCGCTATTAAAATAGGACTATTTATTAAATCATTTATATCTCCATTAATATCATCTATAATAACAGATTCACAACAATCTCTTTCGTGATATAATTTATATTGAGTTCCATCGCTACAAGTAAATAAAATCTCATCTAATTCATTATCTACACGGATATATAATAAAGTTTTACCTTTTAATTCTTTTATATCTAAAGTTTCCATTTTACTTTTTATTTATTTTTATTTTTAACATTTTAACTATTAAAGAATCTCCGTTTACCGTACCGCCTTCATCAGTTAAGGCAGTTAAAGCTTCAATCAATTGCTTTATTTCTTTTAGTTCTTTCTTTAAAGTTTGTATTTCTTGGTTAACTTCAGGATTCATATTACTTGAATTAAGTTATTATAATATTCTCTACATTCTTCAATTCGTGTTTTTATAGCTTCTATTACTTTCTCATCTCGCTTAATTACGTGCGTTTTAACACGCTTTTCTTTAGGTATGTGCATGAAAGTATGTTTAGCTTCTACAAAGTCTATTATTTCGTCGTTTTCGTCTATTTCGTTTCTTCGCCAATGTTCCCTTCTTATTTCATCACGAACGATTTGTAAAGGTGTATCAATTAAACAATAACATAATAACGCTTCGTCTTTTCCCGTCAAATACATATATCCCTGAAGCTGAAAATAGTAATCTTTGTTTTTTACTTCTTCTTCAATTACCTTTTCAAAGAATGTAAACGCATCCCAAGAACTTTTAACGTCTATTAATACGTCCGTGTTTACATCAGGAACTCCAGTTAAATAATCGTTAGATAAACGTTCTTCGTTCTTGTAAATAAATCCTACGTCTAAAACATCGTTAACAAGCGCTATTGCTTCAGCTTCTACTTCGTTTCCTTTGTCCGTGTACCTTGACCAAAACTCTTTGTGTATTCCGTATTTTTCTTCGACCGCTAATTCAAGTAAATACGTTTTAGTAGTTTGAGAAAGACGCTCCCCCTTGGTACGGGGGTTTGTCATAATTTTACCTATTTGTGAACATCGTATTTTCATAGCGCAGCAAGTTGTTCTTTAGTTAAATCAAATTTAGCTTTCAAATCTGAAGCGTTAAATTTACCTTGTTCAATTGCTTTTAATGCTTCTAAAAATCTTTTGTTGTCTAACGTTTCCTTTTTAGGCTTTTCTTGTTCGCCTGAAGCATCCGTGTCTTTGTCCGTTACTATTCCTAAAATAGTGCTTAAGCAATACCTACGAAAATACGTAACACCAGAACCGAAAGATTGAAAGTCATTCATTCCTTTTAATTGTACGTAAGGAATCAAAGTTAACGAATCAATACTTTCACCGCTTTCTACGTGAAATAAAATAGTTTTTAAATAGTTTAACCCGTCTTGTGAATTAATCAGTTGTGTAAATCCTAATCCGTGTTTTTGTAGTAACGGGTTAATTTCTTCAAAGATTTTCGGCAAATCAGCATACGAATATCCGTAGCCTTGTGTACCCTTGTGAATTACTTTCACTTCTTGTTGGAACGAAGCCAACGATTTTAATAAATGTTTCATATTGTTTTGTTTTGTGTTTTGCAAATATAATAATAAAATCTAATATAACTATAATTAAAAAAAATATTTATAAAAATTTCTTTAAACCTTGTACCGCATTCTCAATCGAGTTAGCTCGTTCCTGAAGGCTTTTAATTTGTTCGAGTATAGTTTGTTTACAATCCGTTGTAAAATATCCGTGTGACGTCGCTATTAAAGGAATAAGGCTATTTGAACGAATATAGTTAACTAACTTTCTTAATCTCGGTTGTGTTAATCTTATTTTGTATCCGTTATTTTCTAAAAATACATTCATTCTTTTTACTATTAATTCAGCTTTGATCGGGTTCGTCTTTTTGTAACTCCTAAACCCGTGAATCACCAGCTGCAAAATTTCTTTTTCTTCGCTCGTTAACTCGTGCGTGTGTTCTTCAAAGTTCGTAATCATTTGTATATGTTTTTTAAATTATTCTTTTCAGCGTACCGTAACACGAATTCTTCAGCGTGTTTTAAATACCTCGTACAATATTTATATTTTCGGTTTATCCTTACATTGAAATAATCGTAAGGTACACCATAACGGCTTACTACCGTTATTTTATATATGTATCTATAATTAGTCATTTGTATATGTCTTGTAAGTTGTTTTTTTGACCGTATCGAATTACATATTCTTCAGCATCTTTTAAGTTTTGAGTACAATACTTATAGCTTCCGTTTATTCGTACGTAAAAATAATCGTATTCGTATTTACGACTTTTAATCTTTGTTTTGTAAATCCATCTTAATTTAGTTTTCATTTTGTTTTGTGTTTTGTCAAAAGTAATATAAATTTTTAATATAGTTCTATTTCTTTTATTTTTTTTTTGTACGTTGCTATAATTTCTTTTAGTTCGTCTATTGTGAACTTTCGTGTTTTAGTAGCTTCAGCGCTTAAATTCTCGAATTCTTCAATTCCTATTTTCCTAAGTAAGTTTTCACGGTATGCGATTAAATTTCCGTGTTTATGTTGATTACAGTTTACGCATTGCGCCGAACAATTACGTTCATCAAAACGAACGGACCAATGCCCACCAGCTGAATAGAAATGTCCGCAGTCGAATTTTTCACCTAACTTATTTCCGCACGATATACATGGGGTCAATTTGTCCCTAAGTCGAATAAATTTATTAAATACTTGTTGAGCTAATTTAATGTAGTCGGATAAAGTCATTAAGTCCATTTTTAACTTCGCCTTTTTACGCTTCCAGTTCTTTTGTTTTACTTCGTTTAGCCATTCAGCTACGCAATCAGGCTCAAAGCAATTTTTTTGTAGGCTTGTAATTGGTGAAAAGACGGATTTACAGTATTTACATTTTCGTGTTTTCATATTATAATTTCTTGATTGATTTGTTCTAAGTGCCTAATCTTTTGCTTTAACTGCATTATTTCTATTTCCATTGCAAATTGTTTTTTATTACTGGCCTGAAGTAATTTATCTACGTGTTCAAAGTATAACACCGCTTCACCTACTTCGGTTAAACTCTTTTCCATTGAATCAATTAAATCTTTTCTGTGTCCGTGTTTTTCTTTGATGTTGTCTAAACTATATTTTATTTTCCAGTAAAGTACGTTTAAACCCGCTTTACGTTTTATCATTTCAAGCATATTTATTAATTTAAAGTCCACAATGTCCACTATCGCAATCGTTAAAATCATTATCAAATAATTCTAATTGCGTTCTATAATTTTTTATTTTTTCGTACGTAATACCGTTTTTAAAAGTACATCCGTTTTTTCGTTCCATTTCAATAAACCAATTAAATTGTTTTTCAGCTTTGTTACTCATGTGTTTTAGCATTAATTCGCTACGATGAAAGCACCCAACGCAGTTATTTTGATAAGCAAATCTAACTGGCTTGTCTTTCCAAAAGTTTTCGATAGTGTCTTTAAAAATAGCATCTTTAATTAAAGGAAATTCCGTTATTCTATACGGTAATTCTTTCCATTTATTGCGCCCGTTTTTATTTCCTACTTTAAATTTAAAGTTTTCTATTCCGTTTATTTGTCTTTCAATCATTCTATTTGCACGGCTTAATTCGTTTGCTCTAAATCCTATTCTCATTTTTACGGGTAATTCCGTATTTTCATAGCACCATTGCGCAATTGGTTTAATCTTCATGTCTACGGTGCAAAAACGTGTAACTTGGTTGGGTAAATAATTTTTACCGTTTGCCATTTTATAGTTGCTTATAACCTCGTCAAATGTTTTTTCACTTAACCAAACTATTTCTTTGCCTAAATATTGTTCTAAATCGAGCATAGTGTAAATTATAGTATCTTCTTCAAGCGTGCCTATAAATTCCGTTCCTATTTTGTCGCTTACTATTTGTCGAATTTTAGCATCAGGAAATAAACAATTTGTGTCACTTGTACGAACCAAGGCAAATACGTTATAATCAGCTGGATAATTTACCGCTATATAACTTGATGTTTTACCACCACTTAAACTGTTAACCGTTTTCATATTTCTTAATTTAAAATGGCATAGTCATTTCGCCATCCTTGTTTTCAATTGGTTTTAATTCTTCAAATGCGCCTTGTTTCATTCGTTCGCTAAACGAAAGTAATTCTTTTCCGTTTACAATATCAGGTTTTGAAGTTGGAAAACTATTTGAAATTGGTTTAGGTTCGTGTTTACTTCGATTAGCGTATATTTTATTATCAGCAAAATCTTTAATGTAGTATTGATATTTTTCTACGTCTAAAAACAGTTTGTACGTTCCGTTTTTTGAAACGCCTTTAGGCTTGCTTTTAGCCACTTTTAAGTGTACTTCGTTTTCTTCATATAAATTACCTTCGCTATCCATTACTCCAGCGGGTGGGCGCCACGGAATTAAAACCGTTAAACCTTTTCTAAACCATACTTGACCGCCCGCAAAGTCGCGCGCCGTTGGCATAGGGTAAAATGTATGTCCGTTTTGTGTTACGGGTGCTTGATCACGTACGTGGTTTATAATGCAATTGTGTCTTTTCGTCTTTCGGGCGTTTTTACGTGCCATCCCTAAAATTCTACTTAAATATTTGTCCTCGCGTCCTAAGTCCGAATGTATATATTCTTCAGTAAGTTCGTTCCAAGGGTCAATCGTAGTTGTGTTAATTGTTATTTCTTGCGTACGTTCAATTTCATCTACTAATTTATAGAAGTTTTCAAGCGTTAAATCTTCATCAATAGGGTCAATTACTATAAAATGATCGTTAACAAACATTTCCGCAGCCACTTGTTCGCCTTGTGTCATGTTATTTTCGCCTATTGTGTACGGTTTACCGATATATTTATAGCATAATTCCGCGTAAATTTCCGCAGCGTTACCCGTTTCAGGGGAAAATATTACGTGTTTCCAACCGTGTAAGCAACTTAAATTAATTAAAAACTCAAACCATATTTCCGTTTTACCGCTTGCTGGTGCTGCTCCTATATAAGTTGTACATCCTTCTTTTACCGTGTAGGGTATTTGGTCGAAAGTCCAGCCTATTGAATTACCGCGTACGTTCTTTTCGTGCCTTATATTGTGTAATTCCGTTTGTAGGTCACTTAGTCTTTTATACATTTTATTCGTGTATTATGTTAGGTGTATAAGTTTTGAATTCGTCTTTACGAATGTAAGGCAAAGTATTATTTAATTTTGTTTTCCAATTCATAATTTTTTTGTCGTTACCGTCTTTCCATTCGTTCACTTTCCAACTTTCGTATTTTAGTCTAACATCTTCTTTGTTTACGTTTGGCACTTGTGAAATTGCATATTCTAAAAATTCATTAAATTCAGGTATATGTTTATTGTTCTTTGTTTCTTGTTTATTTATACTATCAATGCTTTGAAGTTGCTTTGTCGTGTGCTTTATTAACGCTTTATCAAGTGCTTTATCATGTGCTTTATCAAAATTTGATAGGGCAATTATATTACTTGAATACTGGTTTTTGCTTTTTTCAATAAGTTCAATAAAGCCAAATTCAACTAAATTATTTAAAGTGGTTATGTAAGTATTATAACTTCTAATTCCTATTGCTTCTTTTGCCATTGTTGTTGGTAAGCCAAATTTTTGTTTCCATCCTAAACGATTGCAATGTTCAATTATAAAAAAATAAAGTGCTGAATGATTAGGAGATATTTTTTCGGGGTTTTCATAGCACCAGTCGAACCACTTTCTACTTAATTCGTAACTATTCATGATAAAATAATTGTAGGTATTGCTTCGCCAACTGCGTATTCTTTATCAATTAAATCTAAACCATTAGAATAAACTGCTGCATACCAATTCATATTATTTGTTTTAGAATGATGTTTTGTAATTTCTATTAAGTAGTAAATGTTTTTCATAATATCAATTTTTAAGCATAAAAAAAACCTCTTAAATCCTTTGGGGCTTCACTTCCAAATTCATTAAAAGGTTTTAATAACTTCTTTAGGTTCTATAGTGTGAAGCCGAACCGTGTACAAATATAATAATTATTTTTTAATCAAATTCATTATTGATTGTTTTTATTATTAATTTTCTTCTCCAGTATTTTGCTACTCTTAAATTTCTAACTGTTAAAGGCGTGTTTCTAAACCGTGTCAAGTTGCGGCGTTTCTTCATTCGTTTATTCATCTTGTCCGTGTTTTTTTATTAATCCTATTCCTATTAAAACTATTCCTACAGTGAAAAGTAGTAAAGCCATTTTTGCTTCTTCAGGCATAACGTTCTAAATATTTAATTACTTCAATCCAATACTCTTTGTTTTTAGCTTCCGTCTTATTGTAAGGTGCTAACTCGTAAATGTTTCGTGCTGAAATTAACGCTTGCGTTTTTATTTCTTCAGGCTTAAACAACTTACTTGCGTTCGTGTATATTTCCTTCGCTTTTTCTTTTGCTTTCATTCTATTCTGATTTAAAGGTTTGTTTTTTAGTTTTGGCTAAATAGTAAAGCTCTGCGTATTCTTGCATTGCTATCAACGCTTGTGACCTATCAATGATACCATCATAATCAGTATACTTGTTTAGT